GGATATTCTTTATCAGCAACCTCTCTCATATATGAATATTCTACATATTCCATACCCATCTTCTTCTTAATAAACGGTGTAGGAGTAGCTAAGTTTGAAACTTTCTTATGTTTCTTTGTTATAGCTTCTCTAATCTTAGCAACATGAGCTAATTCTTGCCCTCCTATCTCGGCAAGATTCTGATTCTTTTTATTTGCCATTATTTTCTCCTTATGTTTCTATATATTTTGCTGTTTAATATCATTTCTAATAAATGCATTGATAACAATACTATTCCAAATGCTATTACAATATCTATTAACAAATACATTATTGGTAACAATATGTGATTACTTAACCATTCTCCCATGATACTCTCCTTAAAGTTTAAAGGGTAGACTAGGTGCCCCTGCCATATTAAACCTAGCTTGTGCGGATATCCTTAGGTGCAATACTACCCTTTATTTCTTTTCTGCTAACTTACTTGGACAAATGGTATAATATTGACAGTATCTACATTCCCAATCTTGTTGTGGTACTCCTTCAAAGTAACCGGGAACTAAATCCTGTTCAAAGTTTTTTCCTACGTCATATTCTATGTCGTTTAATTGACCCCAGTATTCTAATGCTTTCTCTATCCATTCTGGACTTACTATTTGTTCTCTCATTGCGCTTGTGTTTTTATTATACCATAGTAGATACATATGTATTTTACTCACTTGAAATTTCTTGTGAATACCTAATGCGTATGTACCTAGCTGTAATTTGTAATTTGTATCAGTATTTGGTTTTCTGTTATGCTTTCTACCAAACTTAGTTGTCCATTTGTAGGCTGCAACTGTTTTAAGATCCCACAACTTAAAACTATTATCTTCATTGTCTAATAGTCCTAGATCATAAGTACCGACTACATTTAATTCATCCAATTCTATTTTATCTTCAGAAAATAGTTGTTTGGATTCATCTTTATTTGTTTCATTATAATGTGAAACAGAATCTTCAATATCCTTGTGAACAATAGTTCCGAGTCTTAACAATCTATATGATTTAATGTCTTTCTTATCTTGCGAAAAGCCAAACTTACTATATAATTGTTTTCTGAAACAGCTCCCTGCTGCTGATGCATGAAATTTGTTGTCATCTCTCTCTCTCTGTTCTTCAAGGTGCGTAAGATATGAATGATAAATATTTTCAATCATTTTACTCTCCTATAACTCCCTAAATATAACAATATATAGGTTTACAATCAATCATTATTTTATGTGATGAAACACATTTCTTACAATTCTCTTAATAATAGCAACTTCAAACTCTTTCATCTGTTTATTATTCATAGAATAAGTTGATGAATTACTATTGCTATCTTTATTGGGAAATGTAAAATATGCTTTCCTATCTCTATCATTATCAAACTTTCTTATTAGATTTAATTTAAAATTATTCACAATCATCATCTCTCTTTCTTTCTTTTTGAAAATCATTCACGAACTTATCTACAATATAAATATGTTCTTTATTCTTTTCTAAATTCTTCATTTTATGCTTGACATTGATAAAATTCTGTTCAACATCGCCCATCTTGCCTATTAGAACACCCATATCCTTTTTAATTAAGTTGATCTGTTCTAGGATGTATTCCATCGAAACTTTTGTCATTCTTCCTCTCCTTTCTTAATATTAATTTACAAGTATCCATTACAACAACGACATCTCTCTCTCTATCAATAATGTCAACTACTTTATCTGGATATTTATCAACGATTTCCTTTATGTCTACTTTATTTAGACTATAATCACCGTCTGGTAAGTCATCATATATTGTCATTTATCTCTCCTTTATTATTAAACGAGGTAGGCTGCCGCAGTAGTGGATGGTAGGAAGGAGGTAGCATTATGTAATTACTACGACAGCCCCTAATTATTCACTATGTATTATTTTTATACTCAGCCTCTTGTTCTAATTGATAAGTTTCATCAAACATATCTCCAATAGAATTTAATGTTTTCACATCACTATCAGTAGAGTATTCACCGCATGATATTAAAAATTTCTGTTCAATCTTAAATAATTCATGCATATGTTTAAAGTAACGAATTGTGTTTTCTCCATTATTAAATTCAATAAATACACTATTTACATTACTTTCTTCTGGATCATCACAATGATTCTTATAATTAAATCTCATTGCTCTGATATTATCTAAATTGTATACATGTTCATGTACTTTTAACCACATATTTATTCCTCCTAATTTGGGTTTACTATGTCACTTAGACTATCTAAGTCGAACATATTTGATTCTTTTGCTTTATCACCTAAATCTTCAATCTTCTTTCTCATAATTCCATCATACTTTTTAATAAACATCTTAGCAACATCATAATTATCTTCTCCGAATAGAGATTGAAACACGATAGTCATAGCACCAGAAAATGCTTTCTCTCTTGTTTCCATCTCATCTTCACTCATATCTCCGTATTTATATATTTCATACATAAACATTACAGCAAGCTCACTAATATTTCCCAATGCATTTGCTACTTTAGTAATGCCCTCATCATCATTAATATTTATTACTAATTTATTATCTTCTTCCATTTCTGATTGTTCCTTCCCTAATCTTTTTATTTCATTTATTTTAAGTATATGTATAACGGATTCTAAATCTTGATCAACTAATGCCATAGCATCCTTTGAACCTCTTACAGATCCGTCTTTAAGCTTAAGATCTTTTAAATAATCTTTTATTGCTTCTAATTTGCTAACTATGTCTTGATTATTGTAAATACACCTCCTAGTGTTTATAATATTGCAAATTTAATTACTGCGACACCGATACTAAATCCAACCATCGCAGCTAAGAATATGAAGAATCTAGCAGTATTAACAGCTATTTCCAGATCTTCAATATCTTCTTTTAATCTAATGATCTCTAAATACATATTAACGCATTTATCACAATAGTCTGTTTTCATGTGACCTCCTTTAAATTAATTGGGTGAGTTACTCTACTAACTTGTATGCAACACCTATTATGCTTTATTTAAGGATTAATTAAATGAAAGTAGGTGTCAAGAACAGTGGCTTTTGATATCTCAGCCTCTTATTACTCATGTAAAGACATGATTAAGTTTAGACTATCACTCACCCAAATTAAATGTGGACTAAAGCTATTCCATTGGAAGACTTACATAATCCACATCATAAACTATGCTATTGAATCACCAGTTATGAACTTACCCATATCTGCATGATCTATAATCCAATCACGCATTTGGTCTTCAGTCCATATGTCTAGGTCTTGAAACCCCGGATGACTTAGAGATTCATCACCATACTCCAACTTGATAACATTTGGATTTACTCCATTAATGATTGAAGCATTGTTGATAGCACTAATGACCTTATCAACAGGACAAGTAATTTGTAAATACTTACCATTATTCATAGTAAATATTGTACCATGCTTACCTGTTGGTTCATGGATCATACCCTTGAAGTACTCAACATTATCAAGGTTAATCATATAAGTGTGTGATTTAAGAAACATTCCTAATCTCCTTCTGTTTAGGTTGATATTTCTGATTATAATCTACTGAACAAGTATTAGATGATACCTGACAGTCTTCATAATGATCTCTATTGATATAACTATCAACAGGTTCGATGTTATGTGGAATATATTTATAGTATTTGTTCATACTACCTCCAGTTATGTTTATTATGTTTATTGTTATTGTATTAAATAAAGCTTGCGGGGATCGTTACTTGCTCAGTAGGCACCTCGTATCAACAGTGCCACGCCCCCACAAGATCTTGCAACAGTGTATAACACACTATTTAAATGTTATTGCCCAAGTTATTATAAAAATGGTATATATAATAGAATAAAGTGTATGCGCTGATCTATATGTATTTATTTGTACAAACCAGCACAACACAACATAAAATGGCTAGAAGGGGGCAGGACGCCCCCGTAGCCTGGAAGGTTAACTAGATGCTTTGCCTTTGAGCTCGACTTCTTCTTCTTCAAAGTTCCACACATCTTTACCATGTATAGCTTGTGAAACCATGTTGAGGTTCTTGAGGTCAGCTATGCACGCTTTCATCACATCATTCTTAGTTTGAATGTATCCACCTACTAATCTGCTATACCCACCACGAACAGGTGACTTACCTGCCTTGTCTAGTGCGTTGGCTAGTATCTCATCTCTACGCTTGCACAGCTCTCCAAATGTTAGCTTCTGAGCTACGTGTTCTCTTACTGTAGTCATTGTGTACTCCTATTCTTATTGTTAATAATTACTAATTAATTCTAATTAAATGAAATTTAACTAAAATTCGTATTACGAAAACCCCCGAATAGGGGGTGTATATGGTAAAAAGGACGTATATCAAAATGGTGTAATTTTTTTAGGTAAATAGAACTTGGGTAATTTTATAGTTTGATACTATTTGACTTATGTATTAGATTTAAGGGTGGTTAGGGAGGGAATAAATAATAGGAGAGAACTAAAAAAATGGCTAAATATGCTAAAAATAGATCAAGAGAAAATAATCCCGAGGATAATACTAGCGTGGTTAATATCAACATTCATTATAATGCCGATACGACATGTTTCACCCGAACTTTTTTATACGATATGTGCAATACTTCTTTGGGTAGCGATATACAAATTATCTATTCTAAATGAAAAATAATCCCGAAACCGCTAGGTCAATGAAAACTGCAATTATTGATGATAATGCTGTTATATCATTGAATATTAAATGGCTTGCTCAAGTATGTGTATTGATTGGAGCGACAGTATATGGATATTTACAGGTAGAATGGAGGATACAGGAGCTTGAACGTAATATGTCGGAAGCAAGTAATGAAATTCAAGAATTGGTATCAAAACATATTGAGGATGAAGAAGAAAGAATGGTGATAATGGAAGAACAATTAAAGTGGTATCAGAAGGAATTCAATCTAAATCCTCTCAGTTGGCGTAAAAAGAAATGAATATACGATCCATAGTAGAGTTTTTTATCTCAGTATTCTTTTTAGGATTCGTATTATGTGCTTCTTTGTCTTGTCAAGATAAATATTTAACTGTTGAACGTAGAGTTATTGATTCAGAGAATAAAATACCTATATATTTTAATACATATGCAGAACAAGATGGGTTAAATACATGGAGACCAGTGTTTACTTATTATATATATCAAATGGAAGAAGGTGAATATGATGCTTATTTTCATGCATATATTATGATTGATGATAGTGTGATATGGTCAGGTGTACAGCCTGTGCTTATTGAAGGTGGAAAAAAGATTTGGGGTGAATATATTGCAGTTGGAGCTAATTTTGCTCCAGAATTAGTAGTTAACTCTACTCCTATGGCATATGTAAGTGTTTCATATTAAATAAATAGGTTTTAGGTTCCTTTATGGCTGATGAAATAAAAGAATTATCAAATTTACCAAGAGAAGAGCAAGAATTTATACTAGAGAATTTATCGCATGATTATAGTCCAATTGAGATTGATGGGAATACTTATATGATTCCTCAAGAAGTAAACGATTTAATAGATAATTTAATTAATCAAGTCCAAGTTGCAAAAGAAATCCATTAAAGATAAAGAGCATATAGTATATGATAGTGTGGGAGAATTCCTAGATCATAATCCTACTGGAAATATAGTATTTGACTGGCGTAAAGGGAATGAAGGCGATTGGGTAATGTCTGACGATGGTGGAGTTGTTCAACTATTAAAAGTAAATAAAGAAGTAAAACACCCCGGTGATTCAAAGAATTATAAATATGCGGATGGATGGGTAAGAACTGTTGTAGGTAGCTTCATTAATAAAGATAATGTAAAGATGGATACCGATTTTGATTCACATCCAAATAGATATACATTTAGTAAAAAAATTAAAAATACAAATAAAAGAGTCGTTGATAGAAAAAAAGTAACAAAAAAAGAAAAAGAATTTGCTACAAATATTGTTGTAGGAATGGGAGCTGTGGAAGCATATAAGAATGCATACAGTGAACTTTCAGAAAACAAAGCAAGAAAAAAAGCAACTATATTATTAAAACAGGAGAGAGTAATGAAAGAAATAGAAAAATCAGTATTAGATGTGGCAAAGAGTCTAGGGATTGACCATGAATATATTCTTGGGAAATTAAAGACTTTAGCTGATTATAGTGAAGACGATAATATTGTTTTACAATCCGCTAAGGAACTAGGGAAAATAGTTGGTACATCTGGTAATAATATAAAACAAAAAGAAGTAGGATTGCTTGGTGTATTTCAAGGATTTTCTCCAGATGAATTAGAAGGAGCCACTAGAGATCAAAAACAAATATCAACTGGGGAGGAAAAATAATGGTATGTCCTAATTGTACAAGTATGTATGTCAAAAAAGATGGTAAAAAGAAGAGAACTAATTATGTTACTCAAAGATATAAATGTAATTCTTGTAAAAAATCTTTTTCTATCCCTTTAGAAACAGCATTAGAAAATGAATATCCATCTGTTCAGCCTGGGGAGATATTTAAATATAAATCTAAAGATAAATTAAGAGTTCACTGTTTAACAGATGTTCATGTAGGGGCCAACGAATTTGATTTTAAAAAATTCAAAGAAGCTGTTAATACTATTAAAAAAGATAAAAATGCTGTTTGGTTTGGTAATGGAGATTTATTAGAACTTATACCTCCCGGTTATAAAGCAATAAATCAAAGAGGTCAGAGTATACCACCTGACGAACAATATCTTGCTTTCTTAAAACTTGTACAACCAATAAGAGATAAGTGTCTTTTTATTAGAGGAGGTAATCATGATTTTCTTAGAAGTTATCAAATATTAGATTTTGATGTTTGTAAAACTTTAGCTGCAGAAATGAATGTTCCGTATTATTGTTATCCCGGTTATGCTCAATTTGACATTAATGGATCTATATGGAATATAGTATCTGGTCATGGTAAGAGCGGAGCTAAGAATGGGGATTTAGAATTGGATAAGCTCTCTGCAGTTTATACGGATGGAGATGTTTTTATATTAGGACATAATCATCAATTGTATTGTAAACCTGTTGATTCTATAAGAATTATAGAAGGGGAAGAAGCTTTAAGAAGAAGATGGTATGCTAGGGGTGGATCTTTTTTAAGATACGCTGATTATGCTAGATATACGATGTATCCTGTTGTAAGAACAGGATGGATAACTACTGAACTAACAAAGGAGGGAATAAAATGTTGGGAAAATTAATGAATAATGTTCCAAATAAGATTGAACTACCTCTCGATGTTGCAATTAAAGACTTAAAGAAATATAAAAGGGATCTTCCTTTTAATCTTTATTCATTAACATCTCAACAAGTAAATAGCTTGAAAAGAATGTTTGCGATTATAGAGGGTATGGAAGTTCCAGAAAAAATGACAAAAGAGTGAATGTAAATACTCAAAATGTAAATAAAGCTGAAGAAGCTTTGCTATTAGCTAGTAATGATTTAATAGCATTTGGCAAGTTATTTCTTGCTGATGACTTTATGCGAAGCGAAACTCCATTCTTTCATTATGAAATTGCTGATACAATTGATGATAAAGAAACAAAACAAGTTGCTATAATAATACCTCGAGGACATGGTAAAACTGTATTGACTAAAGCATCTATGTTAAAAGATTTTGTTTTTTGCGATAAAGAAGATTTCCTATTTTATGCTTGGGTATCTGCTACGCAGAAACTTAGTGTAGGAAATATGGATTATATTAAACATCATATTGAATATAACGATAAAATTAAATATTACTTTGGTAATATGAGAGGATCTAAATGGACAGAGGAAGATATTGAATTAACTAATGGATGTAAACTGATTAGTAAGTCTAATGTGTCTGGTATAAGGGGTGGAGCAAAGCTACACAAAAGATATGATCTAATCGTACTAGATGATTTTGAACATGAAGCGAATACTATTACGAGAGAGGCGAGAGATAAAAATGCAAATCTTGTCACTGCTGTTGTCTACCCAGCTCTTGAGCCTCACACTGGTCGGTTGCGTGTTAATGGCACTCCCGTACATTATGACTCTTTTATTAACAATCTTCTTACGAGTAATAGTAAAGCTCAAAAAGCTAATGAAGATTTTGCTTGGAAGGTTATTACTTATAAAGCTGTAACTAAAGATGGAGCCCCTCTATGGGAATCTTTCTTTAATCAAAAGAAGTTAGAGGAAAAGAAAAAGTTTTATTCTGACTCTGGACAACCTCAAAAGTATTATCAAGAATACATGATGGAAGTAATGAGTGATGAGGATGCAGTTTGGACAAGAAGACATATTAGTCATTGGGATGGTTATTATAAAAATGAAGATGGAATTAATTATATTGTAAAAGATGGAGATGATATACCAGTTAATACATTTATTGGATGTGATCCAGCTACAGATATTGATACAAAGCATGCTGACTTTTCTGTAATAATGGTAATAGCCGTAGATGCGAATAATGAATTATATGTTTTAGAATATGAAAGACATAGAAGTATTCCTACAATTGGAAGCAAAGCACCTGACACTGGTGAAATAATTGGTAAAAAAGGTGTAGTAGATTATATACTAGAATTACATCAAAAGTATAATTGTACATCTTCTACAGTTGAGGATGTGGCTATGAATAGAAGTATATTTCAAGCATTAAACGATGAAAGAAGGCGTTTAAATAGGTACGATATAGCTGTAATACCTGAAAAACCGGGCGGAACTAACAAAAGAAATCGTATATATAGTGGACTTTCAGCAAGATTTAGTACTGGAACTGTACATTTGCGTAAGAATATGTTTGATTTAATCAATGAAATAGTTACTTTTGGCCCTAAAATGGCTCATGACGATACAATTGAAAGTCTTTATTACTCTCAAGTGCACTCTTTTCCTCCGAATATGAAGCGTGATAAAGAAAAAAAGAGTTGGTTTAAACCAAAGAAGAAAGCCAAAAGTTGGATAGTAGCTTAAATGATTAGTATTGGCCAAATAAGATCTTTAGTAGAAGACACTTGTTTAGAGATGGGTGAAAAGTTTGCGTCTAAAGATGCTATTGATTTGGTAGTATCTACTGGTATTGTAGAATCTAGATATGAATATATTAGACAAATGGGGGATGGCCCCGCAAGATCTTTTTGGCAAGTGGAGCCAGCTTCTGCTGTTGATAATTTAGCTCACTATCTAAAGCATCGTAAAAGCTTAATGGCGAGATGTGCAAAAGCTAGTTTGGTTGATTTAAAATATTGGCAAATGTTTGATGAGGATTTATGGGCAGATATATTAGAAAAGAATATAGCAGCTGGAATAGTTCACTGCAGATTAAAATATTGGAGAGTTCCTAAGAAAATGCCAAACACAATTGAAGGTCAAGCAAATTATTGGAAAAAATATTATAATACAGAGGGTGGCAAAGGCGATCCAGAACATTTTATAGAATCAGCAAAAAAATGGATAAGATAAAATGGCAAGAATGACAAATAAAAAAAGAGCTCAAACTAATAAACAACTTTGGGAAAGAGCTGATAGTAGCCATAGGCAAAGATGGCAAACTTTAAGTCAAAAAGGTTTTGATTTTTATTTAAACGAACAATTGACTAAAAAAGAAATTGATGGATTAGAAGAATCTGGTATGCCTACTTTTATTATAAATAGAGTAACTCCAATTATTGAAATAATGAAATATTTTGTTACTGCCAATAATCCAAGATGGAAAGCAGTTGGAGCTACTGGTGATGACGTTGACGCGGCTCAAGTTCATTCTGATATCGCAGATTATTGTTGGTATTTATCAAATGGCAAATCATTATATAGTCAAGTAGTTTTAGATAGTTTAACAAAAGGTATCGGATATTTTTTAATAGATGTTAATAAAGACGCTGATAGAGGAATGGGTGAAGTTGAGTTTAAAAGAATTGATCCTTACGATGTCTATGTAGATCCAGCTAGTAGAGATTTTTTATTTAGAGACGCAACTTTTATTACTGTAAGAAAAAATTTATCTAGGTCTAAATTAATTAATATGCTTCCAGAACATGCAGCTAAAATAAAAAAAGTATCTAGAAGTACTGAAGTGGTATCTTTTTCGCAAAGAGATACAGAAGATTCATTTAGCATTCAACCTGAAGATATTACAATGGGTGTAAATCTTGAAGCTGAAGATGATGATATTATTGCATATTATGAAACTTATTCAAAAAAGAAATTTGCATATAGGAATGTATTTATAAGGGTAAAACCTTCTCCAGCGGCTCTAGAAAATTTAAAAGAAGAAGTAGAAAGTCAAATTGAAGATTTTACAAAAGAAATAGAAGTAGGGTTAATTGAAAAAGAAAAACAATTACAATTAGCAGTAGAATCTGGAGAAATGGTTCCAGAAAGAATGTCTCTTGAGATGGAAAGAGCTGCAGAAATGGGAGCTCAAGCTGTTGAAGAGCAAAGAATGAATTTATTATCTGAAGCTCAAGAAAAAGCAACTATTATTAAACAAGAAATAATGAAAGAAGAAGATTATCAAATACTTGCTAAAAACCCTCAAACAAGTAGTAATATTGTTGATGCTGTAAAATTTTATGAAAATAGAATTATTGTTAATTGCACAGCTGGGGATGATATATTTTTATATGAATATCAAATGCCTATAAATGAATATCCAATAGTTCCTATTCCATATACTTATACAGGGACTCCATATCCAATGAGTGCAGTTGTTCCTTTAATTGGAAAACAACAAGAAATAAATAAAGCTCATCAGATTATGTTACATAATGCTAATTTAGCTTCAAATTTAAGATGGATGTATGAAGAAGGTTCCGTACCTGAAGAAGAATGGGAACAATATTCTTCATCTCCAGGGGCTCTTTTAAAATATAGACAAGGATTTACACCTCCAACTCCTGTTTTGCCAGCTCCAATAAATAATGCTTTTTACACTATTACCCAAGAAGGAAAAGCAGATGCGGAATATATTAGTGGAGTTCCTTCAAGTATGATGGGATTCACCCAAGAACAACCAGAAACATATCGTGGATTACTTGCTAATGATGAATTTGGAACAAGAAGATTAAAAGCATGGATGGGAAGTATTGTAGAGCCTTGTTTAGAGCATTTAGGAAGATGTTTTCAAATGGTAGCTCAAAATCATTATTCAGTAGAAAAAGTATTTAGAATTGTACAACCAGAAGCTGGTCAAACACCTCAAGAACAAGAAAAAGAAGTAAGAATAAATGTTCAAGTTTATAATGATTATGGAGAAGCAATTGGAAAATTTAGAGATTATTCTTCTGCAAGATTTGATGTAAGAATAGTCGCTGGAGCAACAATGCCTGTAAATAGGTGGGCTTTACTTGAAGAATACTTTAGATGGTTTCAATCTGGATTAATTGATGATATAGCAATGTTATCAGAGACTGATATAAGAAATAAAAAACGTATTGTAGAAAGAAAATCTCTTTATTCTCAATTACAAGGACAAGTACAACAAATGGAAGAAGCTTTAAAAGATAAAGAAGGAACTGTTGAAACACTGGAAAGACAACTTGTTCAAGCTGGAATTAAAATGAAAGTTGGTCAAGCTTCAAACGAAATAAGAAAAGATGTTCTTGAGACCGGATCTCAGCAAAAATTATTAAGAGGAATGCTAAAGTCAGAATTTGACAAATTAAAGTACGAAATGAAAAAAGACTTTGAAGATAGTAAAGAACAACAAAATGAAAAAGAATAGTTGTATCTTTATATAAATTGTTCATAAATTAAATAAACAAAGGAGAATAGTGATGGCTTCAGAACAAGTAGGCAACGTAAATAATACCCCCGAAAGTAAGAACGCACATTCCAATACTGTAAGCGCTGTAATGGATGGAGTTGGAGATGATTTTTTCCAAGCTTTAGACGAAAGCGTTAATGGCGGTATATTAGAAAGCGATACTTCGCAACCAACCTCGGATATAGAAAGTGGTAACACACTGTCGAGCCAGAGTGAAGTAACAAACGAAGAATCTGCTGGTAATAAAGTAGATGCTTTAAAAAAGCGTTATAGCGATTCAAGTAGAGAAGCAAAAAGGTTAAATGGAAAATTACAAGAAATTGAACCTTATATGCCTATTCTAGACGCTATGCGTGACGACCCTAATTTAATTTCTCATGTGAGGAATTATTTTGAGGGCGGTGGTCAGACACCAGAAACTATGGCAGAGAAACTTGACCTTCCAGAAGATTTCGTGTTCGACGCTGATGAAGCTTTTGCAACTCCTCAATCGGATTCAGCAAAAGTTCTTGGCGCCACGATAGATGGAATTGTTCATCGCAGATTAAACACTGCATTAAATGGGCAAAAGGTTGAAAATCAGAAATTAGCAAGTGAGAATACTTTTCGTCAGAAACATGAAATGAATGACGAAACTTGGTCTCAATTTGTTGATTATGCAAAGTCGAAGTCGCTTGAATTGGATGATATCTATTATCTCATGAATCGTAAGAACAGAGACGAACAAATCGCTGATAATGCAAGACAAGAACTACACGAAAAAATGCGTGAAGTTCAAGAAAAACCCGGTTCTCTTGCAACCACAGGCGGAACACAGGTCGAGTCATCTCCTGATGACCGAGTTTTCGATGCTATATTAGGTTCTGACACAATGTTAGATGAGGTCTTTGGTATGTAATGATACCTCAGGCCTATAACCCTTAAATAAAAAGGTGATAATATGGCTGATGTATTACAACTCAGTAGTTATTCTGATGTGGCATCTTGGTCTGATGGAACATCGAAAGATACTGGTGATCTTAGGCGGAAATATGCTTTCGGAGATAGAGTCTCTGAATTGTCTATCGCTCAAGATCCTTTCTTTCGTTTTGTTTCTAAAGTAGCTAAGAAACCAACGGATGACCCTGAGTTTAAATTCACAGAAAGACGCCCGTCGTATCATAAGAGATATGCATATGTTATTGGTTATTATAATGGTTCCGCTAATGTTTTTACAGAAGCAGAATTAAAAACCAGTGGTAATGCATCTTTAAGTACCTCGAGCGGACAACAGGTAAAACTTCTTATGGCTTGTGATTATAAATCAAGCGGTAATATTGGAAGTTCAATTGGTAATACTGCCAATGATATCTTAGTTGGACAATCTGGAACTCAACCAGGCTTTTTAATGCAAGATCAAATAGTCAAAGTTAATTTGAGTAGCACTGACGCTGG